GCCAACACAAGAGCAACTTAAAAGAGCGCAGTCAGATGTTGATGCTTATGCAGACCATCTAGAAGACGAAGAAGCAGAGGCGCTACAAAGAGGTAAACCCGGACCAAATGACCCACGTAAGACCCCCGCTCCACCCAAAGATAGAAAAAAGGGTTCTAAAAAGAACAAGCCAGACAGCGCTAAAGATGACAAGGGTAAAATTAGTTTTAGCAAGAACACAGAATCTAGACTTCGGGAAGCTGTATCAAAACACAACGCTAAAGGTAAAGGCCCGAAAGCAACACTGGGTATGCTTAAAGCAGTATATCGTCGAGGTGCTGGTGCTTTTTCTACTAGTCATGCACCAAAAATGAGTCGTCACGGATGGGCTATTGCCAGAGTAAACGCTTTCCTCAAGTTGCTTAGAAGTGGTAGACCATCTAATCCTAAATACACTACGGATAATGATTTGCTACCCAAGGGGCATCCAAGAGCAGGTAAGTCTAAGGCTAGTTATAAATATGAAGATCCTAAAACCGGTCAGATATATGAGTACGAAAGAAAGGGTATTTATAAAAAAGGCGAAAGATTCTTGGTGTTTAAAGGAAAAGCAGAAGTAGAGTACACAGAATCTGCCGAATATCAAGGACGTAAAGTGAAATTAGGTAAACCTTTTAGAACTCCCGGCGGACCAAAGAAAAGTGCAGTATACGTTAAAAATGAAAAAGGTAATGTTGTTAAAGTAAACTTTGGTGATCCTAACATGAAAATTAAAAAGAACATTCCGGGTCGTCGTAAAAACTTCAGAGCAAGGCATAACTGTGACAATCCCGGACCTAGATGGAAAGCAAGGTACTGGTCATGTAGAGCGTGGTGATGCCATGATTGAAGACGTAACTCCAACAAAGTTGTACGGAATTAGCGATAGATATAATCTTATCGTTATTGAAGATAGCGACGGCGAGTTACATAATTTAGTTTTTTCTAATTCAGAAATATTAAGAGGTAGGATAAGGGGATCAAAACATTCACGTAAAGTTCCAAATTACAGATTGAAATTTTTTCACTGTACAGAAGTATTTGTGATATGTACTTTTGTTTCCCTTATCATAGGAATATTAACTGGATATTTTATTAAAAACTGAGGAACACTTAGGAAATGACAAAACCAGACTATCTAATAGTGGGCGCTGGTATGTTTGGCGCTACTTTTGCTAGAATAATGACAGATCATGGTTACACATGTAAGGTCATTGACAAAAGACCACACATAGCGGGAAACTGCTACACAGAGAAAAAGTGTGGCATTGACATTCATAAGTATGGCGCTCATATATTTCATACTAACAACAAGGACGTGTGGAATTTTGTAAATCAATTTGCAGAATTTAATAGATATACGCACATTGTAAAAGCTAATTATAAGCACAGTCTCTATTCAATGCCTATAAACTTGAATACCTTAAACGAAGTTTGGGGTGTTACAAGTCCAGAGATGGCAAAAGAAGTTTTGCTAGAAAAGCAAATCAAAATAGAAAACCCACAAAACCTAGAAGAATGGGCTTTATCTCAAGTGGGCGAACAACTTTATAAATTACTTATAAAAGGTTACACTGAAAAACAGTGGGGTAAAGACCCAAAAGAATTACCTGCGTCTATAATTAAAAGACTACCTATTCGATTCAATTTTAACGACCATTATTTTAGAGATAAATATCAAGGAATTCCTATTGAGGGTTACACCAGTTTAGTTTCAAATATGCTAGATGGAATAGACGTGGAACTAGGAGAAGACTATCTAGAAAACAGAGACTTGTACAATCAAAGGTTTAAAAAAGTTGTTTACACTGGACCTATAGACGAGTTTTTCAGAAACTTTTATGGAAAATTAGAATGGAGATCTTTACGTTTTGAAGAAAAGGTTTATAATATAGACGACTACCAAGGAACATCGGTTGTAAACTATACTCATAAAGATATACCATTTACAAGAATAATCGAACATAAACATTTCAACAATACCGCCAACGGTATAACTGTAATATCTAAAGAGTATTCACAAACTTATAAAGAGGGGTTAGAAAAATATTATCCAGTAAACGACAAAAAGAATAATGATTTGTATAAAGAGTATATAAGACATTATGATAAAAACAAGTTTATATTTGGAGGAAGACTTGCAGAGTATGTATATTACGATATGCACCAAGTTATAGCTTCAGCAATGAAAAAGGCAAAAAATGAATTGGAAACTAGATAAATGCCACTGTAGCAAACCCGGATTTTGCCCCGTGTTTAACAAGACGATGGGCGAAGAACCTGCAAATTGGAAGTGGTGTCAAAATGCCTCGCCAGAAAAAAGAAAGAACTATTACACTAGTTGTGCATCTGTTAAGAACTCAACAAAAAAATACAAAACTATTCCAGATATGGATAGGGTTCAGGTAGCGTGTCTAGGACATTGTAGTTCTCAGTTTGAGCAGATTACTAAAAAAGATTACTTGAAATTTTTGTACCTTCAAAACCTAAATTTAGGTAAGTATAAAAAGTTTCAAAACAATCAATATTCAGAGACAAGAGGATACTTAGCAGACATCTTCGACTACGAAAACAAAGATTATGTAGGGGTTGTTACAGCGTCTTGGAATAAGAAGTATTTAAACAAAAATAAAATAGATAGACTAGAAAAGTGGATTGACATTGACCTTCTTGATAATGGAAATGTCTTATGTGCGACAGTAGCATCTACTGAAACTTGGGTAGAAGGTGAAGGATCTGTAATGAAATGGTTAGGAACATCAGATTTTCATAAAAATGAAATACTCAAGTTCCACGAAAACATCGGCATGACAATCAGTGACAGACAGGTTGCTAACCACAATCAAATTATATGCCACAAGAATATATTTATAGAACTTGAAAACCATTTTAAAAATAATATATTTGAATATTCAAAACTATTTGACAAGTTTAATCTTTCTGACTTTTCAGAATTTAGTAGAAAAAGACTCTTTGGTTTCTTTTGTGAATTTTCCACTATGATGTTTCTTGACAACATGGATTACAAATGCATACCTATGCAGACTTGTAATAACTCTGAATGGTTTAAACCAGAAAAAATACAAAAAAGAGATAACGGTGTCTATTAATGATAATTGATTACTCTAAAAAGATATGTGTCATTGAAACTCCACACTGTGGATCAAGGTTTATCAGAAAAAATTTAAAACCATATGAACATTTAAAATTTTATACAGAGGATGATAATAAATTAAAAAGACACTGTACAGTAAAATTAGCGAAGGGTGCAGGAGAACTGCCAAAACAAACGGACGATTACACTGTGTACTACATGGTGAGACATCCAGAAGACAGAATGGTGTCATATTATTATGAAGAGTTAGCGAGCAAAAGAAACAAACAGATGCAACTAAATGAATTTATTAAACATTCGCTATACAATGAAAGATTTACAAAACAATTTGCTGCGGACGGTTCATTATACGAACACTACAACCCAAACAAAAGTGAAAACTTTATTTCTCTAAAATATGAAGATTTTGATAAATCAATAGAAACAATATTCAACGCTCTCGATCTAGAAAAACCTGACACAAAGATAAAAGTCAACAAGCATAAAATTGAAGAAAAAATAAATAGAGAATCTAGAGCATTGATTAATAATATTTTTGATAAAGATTTTAAAGAATACAACTACCGCAAAAGAAACAGGTATTCTGCCAAATACTAGTAAATTAAGTTGAAAAATTATTCGATCTAGTATATAATACATTGAACTCTAATTGAAAGGATATTGAATGAATTGGTTCCCTCTTTGTAACTACACACACTACTCTCTACTTAAAGGTTTCTCTAAACCTAAAGAAATCGCGAAGAAATGTAAAGACAGTGGATTTCGTGCTTGTGGTATCGCTGACTATAAGACCATCTCTGGTGCAGTCGCTTTCTATCAAGCGTGTGTCGCAAACGACATAAAACCAGTTATAGGTTGTTCGTTTGACAACTTTGCTTTATTCGCTAAGAATAAGGCGGGTTGGTTTGATTTGATAAAAATTGTATCACTTCTTGACGAACAAGGTAATTATAGTAGCGGAGACTTATCTAGGGTATGCGCCAAAGGAAATCTTTTTGTGATCGCTGACTCAAGCGCAGACTCGCCGGTTAAAGAAGGTTGGTATCTTAGGACCAAGTGTTTTCAGGATTTTCATTATACAGAAAAAGAAGATGCAAATCTACACAGAATACTGCTGTGTTCAGAGATGAAAACCACGCTGCCTAAAATGAGAAAAAAATATAGAGATGGAGAAGATTTTTCAAACAAGAAGTTTTTTGATTTCTCTCACTTTTTTGTTCCAGATAAAAATGGGGCAACAGAGATTATGCTGGAAGACCCAGAAGGCACTCAACATTTAGATAAAATCTATGAAGAGTGTGAGTTTTATAATATTCTATCAAAACCTATTTTGCCTAAATTTAAAACACCTAAAGGTAAATCAGAAGAACAATACCTAACATCTCTCGCTAGAAAGGGTTGGAAAGAAAAACTTTCTAAAGTAAAGAAAGGTTCTCCCGAATGGGATCAATACGGTGATAGATTTAGAAAAGAGTTTGATGTTATTAAAGAAGCTGAACTTTCTGGTTATTTCCTGATTGTTCAAGACATTATACAATACGCCAAAAATCAAGGTTGGATGGTTGGTCCCGGTCGAGGTTCCGCTGCGGGATGTCTGATTTCTTATCTAATTGGTATAACAGAAGTTGATCCCATTAAATTTGACTTGCTTTTTGAAAGATTCTACAATTCTGGAAGAAATACTAAAGACAATATATCGCTTCCAGATATTGATATTGACATTCCCGGAAAAAAGCGCGATCAAATTATTGATTACATAAAACATAAATATGGGAGTGAAAATGTCAGTCAGATGGTTACGTTTGGTAGACTTCAAGGACGAAGCGCTATAAAAGAAATACTAAGAGTTAATGAAGCGTGTGGATTCAGTATAATGAATGAAATAACTAAATACATTCCAGATGAGGCCGCAATATCTGATCAGTTGGCAGAAATGGATGAAGAAGACAGGTCCATCATTAGGTGGGCATTGCAAAGTAACAGTAAAGAACTATATGACTACTGTCACATAAACGACAATGGTTACTTGGAAGGAGACTATGCTGAATATTTTGAACAAGCAATAAAAATAGAAGGCACATTGAAAACGCAAGGTAAACACGCTGCCGGTGTTGTCATATCTGCAAATAAGTTGAATGAGGTTTGTCCGATGGTAAACTCAAAAAGTAGCGAC